GAAAGAGATCCTAACCTCACTCGAAGATTATGTCGAAAACTCGGTAGCTTTTGAAGATGCCCAGGAATCGGTTGATCACCTTCATCAAATTGTCCTCGACATCGAAGACAAAGTTGATCTGGAGGAGCCACAGGAAAGTATGCAACGTATTGAACTGTTCGAGCCTGAGGAAGATTTAGAGAGATACATACCACTTGGCCTCAACGAAGAGTACGACCTTGATATTCAATTCTCACCTAGAGATTTGGTTATGGTAGGTGGTAAACGAGGTGCGGGCAAGTCGGTTATCTGTGCGAACATTGCCAACAATGTAGTTGAATCTGGAAAGTCGGCTATCTATTTCACTATTGAGATGGATAGTCGTTCTATCTTACAGCGATGCTGTGCTATTGCCACTGAAGTACCTTTTTCACGTCTCCGTACTAAGAATCTTAGTGTTGGTGAGTGGGAGAAAGTTGCAGGGTGGTGGGCTAACCGCTTCGTGAATGGGCAAGAACGCTTGAAAGAATATAAAGAACATAGAGACTTTGAGAAGTTCCATCAGGAGCTAAAGACAACCTGCGAGATCCTCCCGACTCAACAGTTGAACGTAGTTTATGATCCATCTCTCACCTTATCCAAGATTCGAGCAGAGCTTGATAAAAAGGCAAAGGCGATGAATATCGGAGTAGTTATTGTTGATTATATAAATCAAGTAAAGCGTTCAAGCTTACCCTCACGCGGTGGACAGTATGACTGGACAGAGCAAATCGAGGTTAGTAAAGCATTGAAATCAATGGCACAAGAGTATGAATGTACAGTATTTACTCCTTACCAAACAGACGCTAGCGGTGAAGCTCGTTTTGCAAAAGGTATTCTAGATGCGGCTGATGCTGCATATACACTAGAGACCTGGGATCATGAAGATGGTTGTATGACCTTCAATTGTGTCAAGATGCGTTCAGCCGCTATGCGATCTTTCACTTCGGAAGTAGACTGGGAGTCGTTAAAAATCGGCCCAGAGTCTGCTCTGACACCTAAAGAGAAAGACGATTCTTCCCATAAGACCGGTGAAGACGTTCACGATCTCTAAAATAGTTCTTGACTTTTCTCCTCATATTGCGTATAATTATGTTTAATAAATGGGGAGAAAGCAAATGGCACACACATTCGGCAGTTTACGACATACTACCTCAGGTAGACGACGCAAGCCCTTACCTAAGAAGCGTAAGGCATATATGCCAAAGTTCGAAGCACTCGAAGCCACCGATACCTACCGCAGAGACACTACAGAGTACAAGTCATCAGATGACGGCTCTCATGATACTTCTGCAGGTATTCGCCATACACTAGACTCCAAATATACTATTGCACCTGCATATAACAAGGGTGCGTACCAAGTAATCAGTAAAGACAACATCAAGGACATCGGACGATGAGTAAGAATTATCCAGACAACTGGGTTGTGCTGCAAGTAGCAACAGACGGCGATGCACACCTATACAAATTACTAGGCGGTTGGTCAGGCAGTTATCTTAGTGGTAGCAGTTGGAAACTTAATAGTGGTATTGTGAAGGTTGAGGAGAGTGAGTTGTATTGGACTTTCCACGGGGTCTCAGGCAGTCAGTATGTATGCCATAAGAAGGCTTACGGACTAAAGATGAACAATAGCGGTATCTGCAAGCAGATCTTAGAAGAGTTTCCAGATACAGTAACAATGATGCGCAAAGAAACTGACTGGGCTAACTTAGTATGACAGTAGAAGAATTATTACAACGTAGAGATATATATTTTATACCGAAAGGCGGGGACTACTTAGTTTCCTGTCTAAACCCTGAACACGCAGATAGAAATCCTAGTATGCGTATTGATCAGTTGACTGGCATATTCCAGTGCTTTTCATGCGAGTACAAAGGCAATCTTTTTACGCATTTTGGGGAAAAGGCAAACCAATTACAATTACGACGAGAACTACTAAAACGTAAAATTACAGAGAAGAGGTCAGAAAGTATTGGTTTGTCTTTTCCCAAAAATGTTATGCCATATACAGGCAACTGGCGTGACATCAAGCCTGAAACTTATAAAAGGTTTGAAGCATTTATACATCATGACCCAGATTACGTCGGACGCATTGTATTTCCGGTACGAGACATATCTGGTCGCATTACAGCGTTCAATGGTCGTCATACAACAGGTGGTACACCTAAGTATATGATCTCGCCTGCGGGTGCTAAGATGCCTTTATTCCCAGTAGTAAAACCAATACAGGGAGCAGTTATTCTAGTAGAAGGTATCTTCGACATGATTAACTTGCACGATAAAGGGTTGACTAACGCAGTATGTACGTTTGGCACAAAGAACATCAATGAAGACAAGTTAAGAATGTTATCTATCCAGGGTGTAGACTCTATAGACATATTCTTTGATGGAGATGACGCAGGACAGGATGCCGCTAAGTATGTACAAACTATGTGCGAAAATGTAGAACTAGCACATAGAAATATCTGTCTCAAGGACACTGATCCTGGGGCACTAAAAGAGCAAGCAGTAAAAACCTTAAAGAGAAAATTATATGCCTAAAGTTGCATTAGTAGAAACGAAGAAAAGCAAGACCAATTTCCATAACGAATTCGATGAAGCATTCGAGTTCGATCAGTTCCAGCTATGTTCAGATCCTTTCCTCAAGAAAGTCTTGAAGCGAGACTGCGACATTCAAATCAATACAGATGACTATGACTGGGTTATTTTGGTAGGGAGTGATGCTCTTAAATACTTCACACCCATCAACTCTATTACAGAGTACTCAGGAAAAAAGGTAGAAGAGAAATTCCTCCCTATCATTAACCCAGCCATGTTAGCCTTTAAACCAGAAGCACAGCGCACTTGGGACGACTCCAAGCAAAGCATTATCGAGTACATCACTGACAATAAGCAAGATACAGTAATTACAGAGTACAATGCCTGGGGTATTCAGAATACCGCAGAAGCCAATGCCTTCTTCCAAGCTGCTCTCGACTCGCCTACTCCTTATGTCGCACTTGACTCGGAGACTACAGCTCTCTGGCCTCGCGATGGGCACATCCTAGGTCTATCGCTCTCTTATGAGCAGGATCGTGGAGCGTACATTGATACAGAGTGCCTAGACGAAGAGTCTGAGCGTCTATTGCAAGCGATCTTTGATAGTAAGACAGTAGTATTTCATAATGCTAAGTTCGATTTGGCATTCTTTGAGTACCACTTTAACTTTAAGTTTCCTAACTTTGAAGATACAATGCTTCTACACTATTTGATTGATGAGAACCCAGGTACTCATGGATTGAAGCAGCTGTCTATGAAGTATACAAAGTATGGTGACTATGAGAAGCCTATGTATGATTGGATTGCTGATTATCGCAAGCAGCATGGTATTCTCAAAAATGAGTTCAATTGGGGCGATATTCCTTTTGACATCATGAAACTCTACGCAGGTATGGATGCTGCGTGTACCTTCCTACTCTATGAGAAGCTAGTAAAGATTAAAGGAAACAAACGCTTGTGTAAGGTATATGATAATATCCTTATCCCAGGCTGTAGGTTCCTTACAGATATTCAAGATAATGGAGTACCCTTCGATGTAGATCGTCTTGTAAAGTCTCAGTCCCTAATGCAGGAGGAGATTGACCAAGCAGTAGCGAATTTATACAAGAACCCAGCAATCGCTAAGTTTGAGGAAATAAATGGAAAAGATTTTAACCCTAACAGCACTATGCAGCTTAGGAGTCTACTTTTTGACTTCTTGGGCCTCACTCCTACTGGAAAGAAGACTGGTACTGGAGCAAACAGCACAGATGCGGAAGTTCTTGGAGAGCTATCAGAGCAGTCTGAAGTCCCAGGACTCATTCTTTCAATACGACAGAAGTCCAAGATTAAGAATACTTATCTGGACAAGATCATACCGCAGCTGGATAGAGATAGCAGACTACGTACGGGTTTCAACCTCCATAGTACAACTTCTGGCCGTCTCAGCTCTAGTGGCAAACTTAATATGCAGCAGCTTCCTAGGGATAACCCTATTGTAAAAGGCTGTATCAAAGCTGCTCCAGGACACAAGATTGTTGCAATGGATTTGACAACAGCAGAGGTATATGTTGCTGCAATACTAGCAAAAGATGCGGCATTGATTGACGTCTTCAAGGCGGGTGGTAACTTCCACTCACAGATTGCAAAGAAAGTATTCAAGTTGCCTTGTGAAGCAGATAAAGTAGCAGAACTGTATGGTATGCAGAGGCAGGCAGCTAAAGCTGTAACCTTTGGTATTATGTACGGTGCTGGTGCAAACAAGATTAGTGAGCAGGTTACTAAAGATAGTGGTAAGCCTTTTACTAGAAACGAGGCTCAAGAGGTGATCAACGATTACTTTGAAGAGTTCCACAAACTAAAAAGCTGGATCGAAGATAACCAGAAGTTCATTAAACAGAATGGCTTCATTTATAGTTACTTCGGTCGTAAAAGGAGATTACCAAATGTCGCCTCTACAGATTCGGGTATCCAAAGTCATAGCATTAGGTCTGGTCTTAACTTTCTGGTGCAGTCTGCTGCTTCTGATATTAACCTCTTAGGTGCTATCGACATGGGCAGTTGGATCAAAGCTAATAAGAAGAAAGCACGTATCTTCGCATTAGTACACGATTCCATCTTAGCCGAAGTACCAGAAGACGAGATCGAAGAATACATGGAGCAACTAGCCAAGTTCATTCAGATGGATAGAGGTTTATCTATACCTGGTGTGCCCGTTGGTTGTGATTTTGAGATTGTACACCAAGACTACTCTGGTGGTAAGTTCGAGAAAATGTATGGTTCTGACGTATAAAGACTTAGATAAGGTAGCTTTCCCTGTATACAAGATGGAGTCTGGGGACTGGACTCGTGCAGATGGTTTATTGTTCATGAACGATCAGTTGGTGGATGATACCAACCAGGAAGGAGAAACTTTAGGTGTTCGCAGGATGCAGACACCTTTTAAAGACAAGTACGCTTTAAAAAATGCAATAATGTCACCAAATGGTATTTTAAAGCAGAACACTCTGTACTTCATTGATAGCAAAGGTACGCCTTTCGGGTACCTTAAGACTTTAATGTGTAAAATGAAGTATTTAGAGATTACAGAGGTTGTACCGAAAGGTGGAGCCACTATAATACGAGTGAAAGGTATAAAGCAGCCTTTTACCGTACCACGACCTCCCGATTCAAGTATGAAATGGGCAGGTATTTTGCATCTACATGGACTTCCGTGGATGCTTTACGAGTATTCGGACACGAAACTCAAAGATACGAGAAGAAAAGTATAATATGGCTAAAAGACAGAGCAAAACACTAGCAGGAGCTAGTTTGACATTACATGAGATCGAGCCTTTAACACGTAACCAAGTAAAGGCGTTTGAGTCTAAGAAGAATTTGATTCTACATGGTCTAGCGGGTACAGGCAAGACATTTATCTCAAGCTATCTGGCTTATGATGATATGTCCAAGGGTATTTATGACAAGCTAGTTATTATCCGTAGTGCTGTACCTACCAGAGATATGGGGTTCCTTCCAGGGACGGAAAAAGAAAAGGCTTCAGTTTATGAAGAACCTTACAAGGACATTGCAAACGAGCTATTCCAACGTGGTGATGCCTATGGAATTATGAAACAGAAGAATCTAGTAGAATTTATGACAACCTCGTTTATTCGAGGAATTACACTCAGAGATGCGGTTATTATTATTGATGAGTGCCAAAATATGTCATTCCATGAGCTAGACTCAATTATTACTCGTATGGGTGAGAATTGCAGGGTTATCTTCTGCGGAGATTTCCGTCAGGCGGATCTAAAACAGAATGGCATGAAGAATTTTATGCAAATCCTCAAACGCATGGAGCTTTTCGACTTTATTGACTTCCAGGTAGAAGACATAGTACGATCCGACTTCGTTAAATCATATATTATAGCAAAGAATGAACTTGGCCTATGAAAGCAGTAATTAGTAACAGAATTTATATGGAATGTAGTGCCGAATTGCAACAGAAAATCGACACTGAGCTGACCTATGCAATCCCTACGCACAACCCACTTGATCCTCCTCAGATGATTAAGAATATGGGCTTAATTCGTAACGGGTTGATTTCATTACCGATAGGGCGCACGGATTTGATCCCAGATCATTATGAGATAATCGACAAACGTCTCAACGTGCCAGTAGACTTTCCTGAATTTAAGTTCGACTTACGACAGAGCCAGAAAGATGTATATGATGAGATCGAAGACAACGCTATAATCAACGCATGGGTCAGTTGGGGCAAGACTTTTACAGGTCTTGCAATAGCGGGTAAGTTAGGTCAAAAAACACTCGTTGTTACCCACACTGTCCCATTGCGTAATCAGTGGGCAAAAGAAGTAAAGAAAGTATTTGGTATTGAAGCTGGCATCATAGGTAGTGGGAGATTTGAACTTGATGCTCCTATCGTGATTGGCAATACACAGACTTTATACCGAAACATAGATAAGATTCGTAAAGAGTTTGGGACTATCATACTAGATGAAATGCACCACGTTAGTAGCCCTACCTTTTCTAAGATTCTCGACACAAATTATTGTCGATACAAGATAGGTCTATCAGGCACTATCGAAAGAAAAGATGGAAAGCACGTAGTTTTTAGAGATTACTTTGGTAGCAAGTTGTTCCAGCCGCCGAAGGAGAACTACATGACACCGACTGTGCATCTAGTACACTCTGAGATACGATTTATG